ATGCTAATCTGTGTGGTGCTGATCTGGATGGAGCTGATCTGGATTTTTCATCCCTACCCTTATGGTGTGGGGGATTAAGCTTTAGGATTGATGAAAGATTGGCAAAGCAACTAATGTATCATACGTTACAAATAATGGATTACAGCGGAATTGACATTCCTCAGAATATTGAGGAATTACAGGCGTTTGCTAACGGCTTCCATCAGGCACAAAGCGGTAGCGTAAAAAAGCTTGAGATATGCGAAAATAAGGAGGATTAGAATGGAACGAGAACTTGAACTATTGAAAGAGATGTGTGATGATTATGGTGCAGCTTGCAATCAATGTGGTTGCTATAATGAATCCGGAGAATGTTATTGCGAAATAGGGTTTGATAATTTCTCCCCTGACAAAATCAGGCAGGCGATTAAAGAATGGCAAAAGAGCAAAGAGTATAAAGTGTCATTTGAGCTGATTAGCGTTGACTTTGAGAAGAAAGAATCTGTTTTTAGAGTGAAAGAAGAGAATGGTGAGCAGGCGTGTGCATATGTTGTTGGTAATTCTTTCGACAGCTCATTGATTGATGATGTTTTTACTATAGATTTTGGGTGGCAGCACTACCGAGCAAACAATGAAGAAGCAACGGGGTTTACTGACGCTTGCAAGCTCTTCGCAATCGCACTTGCTAAGTTCATCAAGACCACTCCGATATATGACAGTCACATAAAGAATTATGGTAATGACAATGGATAGTATCAATATCAGCTATGGACTTAATGTGCTAAAACCAGCCGTTAAAACTGTAACGCTGGAACAGGTCATCAAGACTATACGCACTAACAAAACTCTGGCAGCCAAGATTAAGGCTGTCAGGGATGCACCTGACAAGAAAACAAAGTCAGAAAAGAAGAAGCTGTTACCGTTCTTTTCAGGGGCAACATTCAAAAAGGATTACTGTAATAATGCGAATTTTGAACACATCACAGTGATTGTATTTGACTTTGATGATCTTGGCTCTGAGTTATCGTCGACCTTTGACCAACTCATTAAATTACCCTTTATTTTGGCTGTTTTCGTCTCTCCAAGTGGGGATGGCCTGAAGGTCATCTGTAGGTTGCCCAAGCTGGTCAAATCGGCTGAGGTATATTTACAATATTGGCATGAGTACTCATCTTTTTTCCGTGATCAGTACAAGCTTGAGAATGATCGAGGCACTAAGGATGTCAGGCGGATATGCTACTTGTCAGCTGATCCAGATGCTTATTACAACCCTGCAGCAAAAGCAATGTACTCGTTTGATCCGGCAAAAGCAAGAGACTTTGACCGACCGGGCAAGTTACTTGCTGACTCTAACAAGCAGGCACAGATTGAGTATGACGGTGATGCGAGCGACTCAGATCTATTGTCAGCCGCTAAACATCTATCAAATCGATCGTGGGAATATAGTGATTGGGTTAAAGCTGGCATGGCTCTTGCTTCATTGGGTGCATCTGGTCTAAATTACTTTCTGGCAATGTCGGACAATGCTAATTATGATGACTCTCAGCAATCCTTAGTTGATACGTTCAACGGATTTTTAAAGACTAAAAACGGATCTGTGCATATTAGTACATTCTTCCATTTTGCGATTAACACAGGCTGGGATCGACCAAAAGCAAATTTTCCAGCAGCCGATGCTTTAGCAAAATCGAAATCTATTGAGAGAAAGAAAACTAAGGTATCGGCTGATCCCATCAAATTTTGGACTTATGACAGCAAGAAAAATATCGTAATCAACCAGTCAACTATTACTGCATTCTTGGAGCATTTTGGATTTCGGAAACTATTTGTCAATGAGCTGGTGTTCAGCTTTGTGCAGGTGCAGAATAAGATAGTCAGACAGGTTACACCAGTATTGATCAAGGATTTTGTCCTTGACTGGTTGGATGATCAGGATGCGATACTTGATGAGCTGAAAGCAATGCGAGACGGTGAGCCTGTGACCATTAATATCTGGAACACAGCAGTCAAAGATGTTTTGCTTGCAAAAGCGGGCTTATTCCGAGAGGACAAGCTTGAGTTCTTGAGGACGGAGGATATTAAGTTTGTCAAGGACTCCAAGCATAAGGCGTTCATTTTCTTCAAAAATCGATTTGTCGAGATCACCAAAACCGGATCAAAGATCAAGGATTATAAAGATTTGAAAGGCTGTGTCTGGGCGAGCAGAGTTGAGGATCGTAATATCACAGCAGATGCAGGCAACAGCGGGGATTTTGAACAGTTTTGTGTTAATGTAGCTAGTGGCGGCAATGCAACCAAAAGACTTGAGTCATTACGCTCAATGGCTGGATATTTACTTCATAAGTACAAAGATCCCACAGATGCAAGAGCTGTTATTTTTATTGATGCAGCGATTAGCGACATGGGGCAAGCAAGCGGAGGCACTGGCAAGTCATTATTCTGCGAAGCACTGGGCAAGATGGTGTCAACTCACAGTCAGGACGCTAGAAACTTCAAATTCGGTAATCAATTTGGGTTCCAGAACGTACAGCCTGGGTTAGGATTATTCATTTTTAATGACGCAAATCCGACTTTTCCGTTTGGTAAGATGTTCAGCATGATCACAGATGGCATGATGACTGAGAAGAAGAATAAAGACGCTGTAGTTCTCTCTTTTGATTTATCACCTAAATTCATGATCACAACTAACTACATCATAGGTGGCATTGATGCAAGCTCTCAGAGACGACAGGCAATTTTTGAGTTTGCTGATTTTTATAGTGTTGAGCATAGACCGATTGATGAGTTTGGTAAAGCTTTCTTTAATGATTGGGATGCTGATGACTGGAACTCGTTTGACTGGTTTATGATCAGCTGCATCCAATATTATCTGGCTAATGGTATTATTGATGCAGGTGTTGTAAATCTGCGATACAAAAAGCTACGAGCTGAGATCGGATCAAGCTTTGCTGATTGGATATTGGATCAATGGCGATTGGCAATGATCGACATGGCTGATGCAGGATTTGCCCGGATAGGCGGCAAGCTGAAGGATATGAAATTGAGCTACATCGAGACGTTCGGCGAAGCTAAGAAAGCTACGCCAAATTATATGAACACAATATTGAAGCGATTTGCCAAAATTTATGGGCTTGAGTATGTTGATGTCAGGACAGGCACACACCGAGAGTTTTATGTGTCTGGCACAATACAAGACGAATCATTCATAATGTCACTTGGTGAGACCAAAACAGGTGAAGTGGCTAATAATAACCAAGAACAAATCCCGTTCTAAATATGGCGATTATGCCACAATTAAACAGGAGTATTAAATGAAAACTTACATAGTTCTTGAGAGCAAGGCAATTCTGACTTTTTCTAAGCAAAACAGTAATTATTTACTGGGTTTAACAAATCGGGAGAATGAAGAATGCATGCTTGAAGAGATTACTCTCAAGCAAATGGGAGAACTAGTGAAAATGATAAACATAATGGTCAAACAGGAGGAGGAATGAGTAATGTCAAAATATGTAATAACACAGATATAAAGCAACTGAGGGAGCTTGAGGAAGCTGACGGGTATTTTAGGGACACCAAAACTCAGCTGAGAGTAAAAGGATGGAATGTCAAGTGCACATACAAGGAGATAACAGATACTTTCTTCCTTGAAAAAATGGAAGGCGACACAAGCGAGAATATTATTGAGCCTGCTGTTATTTATTTTGACATGATTAATGACGGTGAGATTGACCCTTACCAAACAGAGTTTGAGGTAATCTCCACAGTTTTCTTTGATGTTCCGGTTATCAAGCAAAAGAAAGACAGTAGCCAACTAGAGGTTTTTGACAACACAGGGGGAGAAGCAAATGACGCGGAGTGAATTACTATATAAATACACAGAAGTAACAAGGTTGTATGTTGACTATCTTGAAATGATACTAAATGCAAACATTGAATATGAATGCGGAACAAGGTATAAGGTGGGGTCATTCTATATGGATTGGCGGGATATATATTTTGCGGTTAATACGGTGATGCCCCCAGATTTAGTATGGGCATGGATGAGGGTTGACGCGGAAGTGAGAGAAAGTTTAGAGAAATGGTGGCAACATAAACCTTAACAAGGAGGAGAAATGACACGAGACAACTTACGATGCCAGTATGATAATGTAATGAGCATGTACACTGGATACTTAGAGATGATACTTGATACGGAGATTGATAAAATAGGAGATCAGGTTTACAACATTGGTGATTATTATTGCAGTGATCGAGATATTCGATTTGCGGTTGACTCAGGAATGCAATCGGAAATGATATGGAGTGTGGGAAAATGACTAACCTACACAATGGCGATTGCCTTGAAGTGATGAAGGGATTTGAGGACAACTAGTGGCACTTACAATACAGATAAGGGATTGGGCGATAATGCAAACGGGGTAGGTAGCGGAGTAAAGAAGCATATATCTAATGACCAACAAGGCAGATTCCCCGCCAATATAATACTCGATAATGAAGCAGCGAAATTGCTGGATGAACAGACTAACGACAATGTGTCGAGGTTCTTCTATGTGGCTAAGCCTAGTAAGGCGGGGCGGAATAATGGGGTTGAGGATAGTAAGGCGGATGACCCATATAAAATCAGGAAGCAAAACAACAAAAAGAATTTTCATCCGACTGTCAAGCCGGTAACGCTTATGAAGTACTTATGCCAGATGACACAAACGCCCACAAAAGGCAATGTACTTGATCCGTTTATGGGGATTGAGAGGAATGAGGACTATTTCAACCTTGCAAAGACAAGGATCGAGAACGCTAATTTGCAGACTGAGCTGACGCTGTAGGAGGCGGAGATGAAGATTGATAATGTATACAATGAAGATTGCATAACGACAATGAGCAGGATGCCTGATGGGTTTGTTGATCTGGTGGTTACTTCTCCACCTTATGATAATATGCGGACATATAACCAGGACATTGATAAATCTTGGGGTGATCATGTTTGGAAGCCGATTATCAAGGAGTTATTCAGGGTAACTAAGCGTTGGGGTAAGATACAACTTATGGAAAATAGCAAATCTTTCCCAGCTAGGTGTTGAGGAGCAATTAAGAACAAAAGAAAATGGATTGGATCAGAATTATCAAGCGAATATTGCGATATTATCAACAAGAGAATCGGTATTGTAATGAGCCAATTAATGATTGATTTTTAGTGTGTAAAATCACCCGAATTTTGACCAGATTATAGACGTGGAATTGAGTGTTGAATATTGGCTCAGAAATGGGCTGTTTTTAGGGGTTATTTGCCAATGACAATTTTAAAATCAAAATTGTCACAGATTGCAAAAAATTGTCATAAAATTGTCATTTTAGTTAGGTTGCTAATAGTACGGTTCCGAAGCAATGACAAATTTGCATCTTTTTATGACAAAAATGACAAACCCACTTTTAAAATTGTCATAGGTCAAGTTGTTGCGGCACAGCATTATAAGAAAAGTGCAATGACAAATTTTATTTGCACTTAAAGCTATACAACACATAGAGTTAAAGCGAATCTATGACAAATATGACAGTTTTTTTACGTAAACGTAAGGGAATAAAAATATATGTATATATAGGGTAAATAGAGAGAATATGTATAAAAAGCCAATATATATATAAAACATAGCGAAAAACTGTCATTTCTGTCATAAACTGCCCTAAAACATTGACTACGACCAGCCGGAAGGCACTTTTCAAAATTGTCACAAAATAATTTTTAGAGGATAAAAACAACAGGAGGATTAATGGAGCAAATTAACATTGATTTTGAGGCTAAAAAACAGGCTATTTTTTGCATGCAAAAAGGCACCATAAAACTACGAGATTATCAGCAGAATATTTATGAGGAAGCGATTAACATTTTGAACAAATACGGTCTCGTTTATCTGGCACTTGAAACCAGGCTCGGCAAGACATTTATTGCAGCATTTCTGGCTGACAAATTTCTAAAGGATCAGAACCAGAGTTTTCTATTTGTCACGAAAAAGAAAGCGATCCCAAACATAAAAGAGAATCTCGAGGATATGGGATTGGCTGCCAGATGCAAATTGATCAACTATGAGTCAGTTCACAAGGTCAAAGAGTTTTATCCTGTTATCATTCTGGATGAGGCTCACAGGCTCGGGTCATTCCCGAAAAAGTGTAAAGCAGTCAAAGTGCTTGAGAGGATGACAAGGAACTCATTGATCATTTACCTGTCAGCTACACCAACACCGGAATCATTAAGCCAGATTTATCATCAATTGCAACTATCCTCACATTCACCGTTCACTCAATATGCTAACTTTTACAAATTTGCTCGCAAATACGTCGACGTGAAGCAAAAGAAGATAAAAAAGGGTTTATCTGTTAACGATTATTCAAATGCCCGAGAATCGCTTATTATGCCTTTGATTGCTCCGCTCACTATTAAGTACACTCAGGAGCAAGCAGGATTCCCATTCCCCGAGATTGATGAGCGGATCGAGTTTGTCAAGATGAATGATAATGTTAAGTTGTTGTCAAACATACTATTAAAGCATAGCTTCTATCAGAGTAAGTTACAGCCGGAGTATTTTATTGACATCGGCAGTGCAGCGGATATGCAAAATAAGATACACCAAATCAGCTCAGGCAGTGTAATTTTCAAAAATGACCAAGATGAGCCGGAGTATATGATTCTGGATGAGGCGAAAGGCAGGCGATGCAAGCAATTAATCAAGGGCAAGAAAACAGCTATATTCTACAAATTTATAGGCGAGAAAAACATCATAGAATCTACCTTAGATCAGTGTAACTTAACCAATGACCCGATTGAGTTTGAGTCTAATAAAAATTGCGTGTTTTACGGCCAAATACAAGCCGTTAAGGAAGGTATCAAGCTAAAGTCAGCAGAACAGATCATTTTCTTTAATATCTCGTTCTCTTGGACGGATTACGCTCAGGCAAAGAACCGACTACAGGACATGCACCGGGAGCATCCCCCTAAGCTGATCTGGTTATTCTCAGAGGATGGAATTGAGCAGAAGATATATAAGCGACTGATGAAGAAAAAAAGCTTTACAACAATACACTTCAGGGCAGACTATGACTACAAGTATGTAAAAAAACAGGAGCAACAATGAGCGAGCAAACAATACAATCAAGGATAATGAAGGATATCAATAGCCGGAAGGGTTGTCACGCTTTTAAGATTGTCAGTGCAAGTAAAGCAGGCTGTCCGGATATATTAGCCTGCATCAATGGTCACTTCATCGGGATGGAGATCAAGAAGCCTGGTGAGATTCCTACACCACAGCAGGCACACCGACTAACTCAGATTAGATCATCTGGCGGCGTCAGTGTCTGGTTTGATAGCTTTGACAGTTACTTTGACTGGATTGAACGGTTCATTCCTAGGGCACTATTTGAGGTGGATGATTCGTTCCGTGAGTTAGCACCGCCAACGGCAAAAATAATAGAGGAGTTGATGATATAGCAAAATAATACTTGACAAGTGTTTTAATGCGGATAGAATATGGTTGAGAGATTGAGAGGGGGCTGAATAATGCTAATGCCTGCACACCTGCAAGCTGAGTTGATGGATCGCTTTAGTCTTACGGACAAACAGGTTTACGCTGTTTACTTGGGTGTGTTACATTATCCTATTCCTGCCGATTTCAAGTTGGCTTTACAGCTTGCAGGGTACAAAGACGATTCAAAGACCTTAACAAACACAGCTAACCGATTAAATAAATGCAAAAAAATAATTGCACTGCGAAAATATCTCAAAGCGAAACGAAAGAGACGTGATGATGATATTGAGCTTACGGACGAGAAAGCATTATTGACAAGCATCATCAAGCATGATCCAGCTGACCTGTTCAAGGTTGAGATGATTGACAAGTATAATGCAGGTGAGGTTGTAGGATCAAAGCCGGGAATCAGGCAATTAGCTGTCACGGAGTTGCCGGAGAAGACAAGACTAGCTTTGAAGCATGTACGCTCACACACTGACAAATACGGTCAAGTACACTTTGAGTACATCGCACATGATAAGATTGAAGCGATTAAAGCAAAGGCAGACATTAAGAACCCTAAGACGGAGAAGGATCAATTCGAGATAGTATTCGAGGAGCGGCGCAATGAAGAAGATCATTAAGTTTGCTCCTGATTACTTTTTGCCACATCAGCAAGAGTTCCTTGATTCAGAGGCTAAGCAGAAGGCATTAGTCACCGGTTATGGTGGCGGCAAGACGTTTGCGTTCATCTGGGAAACATTCATGAACCATCTATTCCTTGTCAATAAGGAAGGTCAATCAAACGGCTGGATAGTTTATCCTACATTCAGCATGGCAGAAGAGCTGTTTGTTGAGCCGTTCTTAATGCTATTAGATAGATACGAGATAGATTACAAGTACAATTCAACAAAGCATCTGATATCCTCTGAGTATGGTAAACTTAGACTGTATCAACTCCAGACTCCTCATCGGATGGTAGGTGCAGAGCTGACATTCTTAGGGTTTGATGAGTTTGACATTGGCAGTTACAAGAACTGTGACATAGCATACAAGAAGGGTGTTGGACGATTAAGAGGCAGCAATAAGACCAAGATGTACTTTGTCACTACACCAGAGGGATATCATTACATACACAAGCTATTTGTTGAGGATAATGAGGAGGGCGAGCGGCACTTGATCAAAGCCAAGTCAACCGACAACCCTTACTTACCGGCTGACTACATTGATGATCTCAGAAAGAACTATGACAGCAAGCTAGTAGAGCAGTACATGAACGGTGAGTTTGTCAATCTGCGAGGCTCTGCGGCTTACTACGAGTTTGACAGAGAGCGACATTGTAAAGATTTTGGCATTCACAACGCTGAGAAGAAGCCACAGGTGTTATATATGGGGATGGACTTCAATGTTGATCCGATGTCAGCAGTTGTGGCAATCAAGCGAGATAATAAACTAATTATGTTTGATGAGATAATTTTGCGGAACAGTAACACCCGGCAGATGATCGATGTGATCAAAGAGCGGTATCCGGGTGCATATATATCAATTGCACCTGACCAGACAGGCGGCAGCCGTAAGACATCGGCTGAGATTGGAGTAACGGACATCCATCTATTAAAGCAGGCAGGTTTCAAGATACTTGGCAGCGGCACAAACCCAAGTGTCAAGGATAGCTTGAACGCTGTCAATGCGGCTCTATATCAAGGTAGACTAGAGATTGACAAGCGATGCACTGCATTGACAAATGACTTTGAGAAGGTCGTGAGAGATGATGCAGGTGAGATTGACAAAAAAGATAGTAATCTTTCACATATTTCAGATGCAGGTAGATATTTAGTTTGGTCACAGTTCCCATTATACGGATCAGCAATAAGGACAAGAGGCAGATAATGACATTAATACAGAATGGCAAGAGACTAGCCAAGTGGCGGCACAACATAGAGCGACAGCTTGACATTGCTGAGAGGATAGCATTCTTGGACAATCGACAAAAGGATTTTCTGTATGCTGACTTGAGGCTGATATTCCCTGAAACATACGCCCAGATGGTTAATTTTGCTTTATGCTTGCCGACAACCCAAGAGATAATCGAGGAAATCTCAATGATATTCCAAGAGCCTCCGACAATAACCTTGCCAGATGATGAGGAATTGGAAGAGAACTTGGACCAGATGCTGAAGAAATCAAGATTGGGCATCGTCCTGAATGATGTGAATAAGCTAGTCAACTTGACAAATATGGTGGGTGTAATGCCTGTATATAGAGATGGTAGAGTTGACCTGGATGTATTGACAGGCGATAATCTATTTGTAACTCAATCAGATGCAGACCCGACACAGGCTGAAGCTGTGTATTATCAATATGGGATAGTAGAGGACTCACCGACAAAGGCGGAGAGCATATGCAAGTATGTCAAATTAACAGCTGACACAGTGTCATTCGTCGAGATCAACGCACACACGGGTGAGATTGCGAACGAGACAGATGTTGAGTATCACGGATATAATCAGATCCCAATTGCATGGTTTACGAATACGGTACAAACTAACACATTCTGGCCAACAAAGGATTGTCCTGTGGTGGAGTGCAACCGAAAACAAAATATAGTAGCAACTGACAAGATGCTGGCATTGAACATGACAGTACCTACATATTACCAGACTACGAGTCAGGAAAGTACAGACAGCGGCACTGTCATTGGTCGATTGGGTGTCATTAATCTACCTATGGAGTACGGCGGAGGTCAAGCAAGTTGCGGCTATGTGCAACCAGACTGGACTATCGACAAGATGGATGCAGCTATCGAGGAAATGAAAGTAGTTGTCGGATTAGCTTATGGGATTAACCCTGACACGCTGAGATCAAAGGGCGGTAGTGCATTTAGCTCTGGATACCAGATGCGATTGGCACAACAGACGCTGATGAACCGGATCAATAAGGAGAAATGGTTTTATTTAGAGTCTATCGAGGAGCTGATCAGGCTGATGATGGCATGTAGCACAATGAATAATGACAAGTCATTTAGTAATGCAGAGAGCATGCGAATATTAGTTGACCTTGCACCTATTACGTTTGACGAGTCACCGATTGACACATTAGATTATTTAGAGCGTTTGGTGATGGCAAATATTATATCTCCTGCGGAAGCAAAACGGATTATCTCAGGCAGTGAGATGTCAACAGATGAAGCAATGGAACAGATTAAACAAAACAAAGAAATGAAAGAAGAATTGAGGGGCGGGATTGATCCGCTTGACCAGACAGAGGCATTAAATGACTGACAAAATCTATGAGGCTAGTGTTGACAAGTACAACAGGCTGATTGACAAGGCTACTGACAAACTTAACAAGTCAGTTGCTCTGTATGTCAAGGATTTTGATGTTGACAAACTAGGTCGGATCACCAAATCAAAGGCAAACCAGAAGTTGGTTATGAACTTTGACAGATGGCTACGGTCACAACTCGGATCAAGCGGATATGATGGAGTGTTGGTTGATTTTGCGAAGGATACAAAGCCGTTTATTAATAAGGTTATTGACTGGCAGGCAACCGAAGCGGGAGCGGGTGTTATTCCAATAGTGTTGAAGTCCACTGACATTTCGTCGATTGTAGCAATGCAGAAGATTGACTACAGTCTTTTGGACAACCGGATCACCGCATCAATAAGTTCAATAAAAGAGCAGCTGTATAGGTCAATGGTACTGGGTGAGGAGTGGAGTTCTGCAACAGGATTTATCAAGACATCATTAGATAAAAATTTACAACAGTACACACAGACATATATTAACACATCCCGGAGCTTATTAATCCAGGAGATGGAGGATGTTTCTGCAAGTCATATATCTGGTGAGCATTATTGGGAGTATATTGGCCCCGACGACAAGAAAACAAGAGAAATCTGTGTTGAGGCTCTGAACAAGAAAGTATTTACAGACGATGAGCGGCAGGCATACATTGACGAGCACGGTGTCAGGTATAATTGCCGACATATATTTATGCAAATCACGAAAGAGTATTACGAAGAGTATTCAGGAAATGAAATTGACAAATAACCAAATAACCAAATAACAAGAAGGATAGAACGATGGCGTTGAGCACACTAAAAGGGATTGAACTAGGTGATTTTATTACAGTTGATCACGACACTAACACAATCAGCTTTAAGATCCAGAATGGAGCAATTAAGGAGAATGGATTGAATGGTTGTCAGGTTGACAACATGATTGAAACTGCCAAAATTATTATTGAAGGGCTGAACAAGAACTTCCCATCTGATTTTAATACTTTTGCAATTGAAGGACTAGACAAGTCATTGATTGCATTAAAAGAAAGAAAAAAAGACAGAGAGCATAGAGGCGTTGAAGGTTTTGAAAAGAAGTAAATTGACAAATAACACAACCATCGAGAACAGAACTCGTAAAAATGGAGGTACAAATGGATTTTAAGGCAATCTTAGCCAAACATGGGATCGAGAACGAAGCTGTCATTGCTGACTTGCAAACAGCTATTGACACATCTAACATGATACCCAAAAGCAGATTTAACGAGGTGATCAGCCAGCGAAATGATTTACAGGCTACTAACACAGAGCTTGAGAATAATCTTGCAAAGGCAACCGCTAACTTGGGCGATATCAAGGTAAAACTCACATCGGCAAAATCTGAGAGTGCAAACGCACAGGAAGAATTGAAGGTGTATGTTGACAAACGTAATGAGCTGATGCTTGCAGACTGGAACAAGAAGTCTGCTGTTTTCGACGTCAAGAAAGGCGACGCCAATTTTGAGAAGTTTGAGAAGATCAAGCAAAAGTTCAAATTTGCTGACAAGGATACACCGTTAACTCCTGAGCAAGTTGACAATAATCTATCACATTACAGGACATACGACGAGATCGGATATTTCGGAAGTGATAATACAAACGCACCTGCATTACCGAAGGGCAAAAGCAACAATGGTAATCCGGTGAACAAATTAGACGAAATATTCCCAACATAAAAAAGCGAGGTTAAAAAATGGCTAATACATTAGGGAAGCTGGTAAAGGCATGGGCTGGAGCTGGTGAAGAACATCTTGACGATGTATCAAAACATTCTGGATTACTTGAGGTTCTTTCTTTTAGAGGAGCTTCACATGGTCTTTCTGACAAATTCAGGATGAAAGTAACATTGCCGGGCAACTCTAACAGAGGTTTGAACGGTGGAGTTATTCCAACAAGCGGAACGGGCAAGTTGCTCCAACAGGATTTAGCATTGATCGACTCTCTCGAAGAAGTTGACAAGACAGAAGCCGAAGGGTACCCTGGTGGAGTGAACGCTTATTTCAAAAGCGAAACACCCGGACATATTGAGAGCATGTTACAGACTATTGCCTATCAAATGTTCTACGGAACAGGCAACAACAAAACCATCAAGGGCTTTGCACAGTACGCAATAGACAACGGCAAGGCAACAACTTTAGGCGGTTCAGCTGGTAATGATATTTTCTGTGTAACGCTTAAAAAGAATGTTTGCGAAGGATTGTATAATGCACAGGCTGTTAATGCAGGCAATCTTGTGACTGTAGAGAATGTGAGTGGCCCAGCTGGTGTTTACAAGGTTCTTGACACTACTACAGGCGAAGAGCTGAAAGTGTTACAGACTTCTTTTGAGTCTCGTATTGGATTAAGAGTTGGAGCACAACACAGTGTTGCAACACTCACCAATGTTGATGCAACTCATAAGCCAACAGCAGCAAACTTGCTGACATTGATCAGAGCAGCAAAAGCAAAACCGTCAACATCATTCATCTTCGCAAACCAAAAGACTCTTGACTGGATTGGCGGCTTGAAGGCGGCAATGATGGAAATGGGTCCAATGGATACAAATTTTACTCAGTTCGTGGGCAAATTCGAGGGAATCCCTTTGATGCTTGACGAAAACATTCCAGAAGTTTAAAGGAGAAAACATGGCTATTCCAAATCAAGGTCATTTAATAGATGACAATTCGATCCTTGCAGTTAGTACAGCCGCTTCGGGGACTCTTCCTGATGGCTCAAGTGCATTGGCAGGGGTCGCCAGTGATGCTGTTTTTATTGGCCCCACTGCAAATGCAGGGCTAACAATTACAGCAATCGCAAAAACAGAGATCACTATTGCAACGGCAAAGCTCTTATCATTCGAGGTTCTTTGCGGGACAACTGCAAGTAATTGTGCAATTCCGGTTGCAGGGCATGTGTTACCATTCAATATCAACGCAGTTGATGATGAAGTTGTTATTGCAGCAGGCGACACGCTGTTTGAGTACACTATTCCACCAACTTTGTTTGGTGCTAATACTTATGTGCAGCTCAAATCATGGGCTGATGAAGACCAAAGTGGATCTTCTTACGATGCTTTCATTTCGATGACTGTTTAGACATTAACAAAGCCGGTGGGGGTGTTTTTACTTCCTGTTTGCATTCTCATCGGCATAACTAAGAGAGATTAATTATGGCTTATGACTGGTCGGCAACTACACTATCAACACTAGAGTCAATTGCAGCGATTGAGACCGAGATCAATCTCAGGTCACCGAGTGGCGAGGATGTCACGCTTGCGGATGAAATAGATATTGCATCGGCAACCAATCCGCTTGCCGGCTGTGTCGGGATATCTGTCACAGGCTCACAAGGTGCGGTAACACTAGCTGTGACGGCGGCAAGTGAGATCAAGATTGCTGATGGGCATTCGCTAACCGTGACATTCCGTGATTGTGCAACATTGACCGGATCATATGAAGAAATATTTCCTGGCATGATTGTGTATTATAAGCGAGCGAGCGGTGCAGACGTGACAATTGATGCAGATACATTATTTGCTAGTTTTGTAGTGCCTGATAGCTGTCAGGACTACATCAAGCCATATATCACATCTAGTGCAAGCAACACCGGCACTATCACAATAGCCAGTGAGCAAACTTGGCTGTCAAAGATAACAACTGCTAAATTAATGATCGGGAATATGATCCAGCAGATGTTACCTGAGTTGATAGGGGGCTATACCGGATCAACTCCTGAGTATGGTCTTGAGTACATGAGAGTAATTGATCAGGATGGTGGTGATGTATTAGATATTATTGCTAACGCTTCAGTATTTGATCTGGCAAGCGATTTGCTTACATTATCCTTGATATATGAGGACTTGATCGAAGTGCCTGAGGACGTAATGACCAGAAAGTCAGAGATGTATCACAAGCGGTTTATGGATGCTTTCGCAAATGCTAGAAAGATTATCAATCTTGATATTGATCGAGATGGAGATGTTGACAAGTATCGAGCCAAGTCAACACCAATGTTGAGGCGAATATGAGCATAGATGCAAAGATTGCAATCAAATTGCCTAACATGGATGTGTACAAAAAAGCGGTTGATGTGACACAGCCGGAGATGCTCAAGTCAGCATTATTCATCCGGCAAGAGATGTTGAAAAGGTTAGAAACAGGTCGAGATATTTTTCTAAAGCCGTTTAAGCCTTACGCAAAATCGACAAAAGAGTATAAAAAAGAAATGAGGAAGAACCCAAATATAGTCAATATGGAAGATTCTGGACAGATGATCAACAGTCTGAGAACCAATGCAAAGGTCAACAGGTCAATTGTTGACATAGCTAATGCACAACGACGAAAAATAGCTGACAAGCATATGGAAGGTCGTGGAGTTCCTAAGCGGGCATGGTTCGGCTCATCCCAAAAAACAGTAAAAAAAGTAATAGCAGACATCCGAAAAATTATGGATCAACATATTAGGAGAGCAAATGCAAAATAAACTATCTCCAATATTGGGCGACATACGCAAATTATTAAAAGAGATTCCGGGTGTAAAGACAGTTGGACATTATCCTGAGTATGTCAAAAATATTAAAAGCTCAAAGATGCCGGCTATTATGGTCGGTGTTGATAGTATTAGTTACCCGGTTGACGAAGCTCAGAACATGGGCTATACAGTCATAGCAAATATTAGGGTGATGGTATATTTGAACGTTACAACCAATGTTGAGATTGCGATCCTGGATTTGAAAACAAGCATTATAAATAAACTAAATAAAGATTTATCGTTGAATCAGGAAGTATTGCTGTTGTGGCCTACCAATGTAACGATAGGTGATTTCAGCCCTGACTTTGATTTTTACACACCTAACATAAGCGAGCAGATGACATTATTCGAGATTGATTTCGAGTGCAAGTTTTGCGATGCTATAATTGATAGATAGGGGGCACAATGCCAAAGGGAAAGATGGTCAAGTTTGAAATAATTAAGCTAGTAACATGGCAGACAGGCGGCAAGTCATACAAGCTGGGAGCTTTGAAAGAGCTGCCTGAGCATGTAGCAAAACAATTGTCAGACTGTGGCTATATCAAAATCATTAACAATAAAAAGAATAAGGGGGCATAATGGCTTTTCGACAGGGGGCTTATCCGCTAATGCTGATTGGCAAAGAAACAGCTTATGGCACTGAGCAGACTACACCAGAGAACAAGTTTGCAGATATTTGCACAATGCAGGCGATCACAAACAGTATTGACAGGGCTGTCAAAACACAGACTTACGAGCCGGACTTTTGCGAGACAACAGCGGGCACAACCGGCGGAACGGTGAGCGTTTCGGGGACATTATCACACGGTCACGCAATTTTCTTAGAGGCGTTCTTCAGCGATGATTCTTCTCCTCATGCGTTCCAGGTTGATCCAAACACATTCCAGAGTTACACGATTTACAACCTGTTCAATGGCGGTGAGGTATCAACAAAAACAAACTGGAAAGGTGACATAGCTATTGGTTGTGTATGTGAGTCTTTCAATATTACCGGATCACAAGGTGGAGTAATTGGCTATGAGGCAACATTCAGGGCTAAATCGATTGCAAGAGAGCAGGACTTGTCAGGTTTAACAACTACAACAATTACAGATGCAAGCAAGCCTTGTTATATCCCGTTCAAGTTCCAGTCGGTTACTGCCGACATGCTAAATTCAACAGTGACAAGCATTAACTCATTTTCCATCAGCTTAGGCAATGAGTTTGCTGATGACACAGTTGCTTACCAAAACTCAGCAACTAAGCTCAGGGAAATAGCGGTAAAAGCAAGCGGTGAGCTTGCTTTTGATGTTATTTATGATGCGGCTGTAGCCTTGACATATAATCCAATATTAATGGCAACAACCAACCTTGATGATGTTATCACGCTATCGGGTGGATCTGGCACGTTCATCATTACGATGTACGGCAAATATACATCTTATGATATTGCTGATCCTGACAAGGGCGTTTATGTAACATCGATTAACAAGCAACTCCAGGCAAATGCAAGCGGCTCGGCTATCTCAATAGCTGTGTCATAACAAAAAAACAAACAGGGAGGAAAAATGGCAAAGGCGAAAAAAGTGAAACTAACGGAGAACACATCGGCAAAATGGAAAAACTGTTTTATGTCAGACAATCCTGAATATATTACAGAGATATATGATGGAGAAACTCACATCGCAACTGTGAAAGGTCTATCATACTTGGATCGAGCGGCAATCAATAAAGCAGCTTTGAGCAACCAGAAGATGTATAACTTTAATGCAGATTCCGGAGAACTTGAACGAAATAAAGACGTTGATATGAATTTGGAAGCTATGCAACTAATGACAATCCATAAGGCATTAACCGGTCATCCGGATTGTTGGTTTATTGGTGGTGATGATGTATCTGTTAGAAAACTTGATAAGCTGGATCATGAGCTTATACAACTGCTCTATGTCAAAATTTCAGAGGCTAATAAAAAAGCTGAGAACATTGCAGGGCTTGAGCAAAACTAAGGCGAGTCATATTGCTCAACACAAGCCAAAAGCCGGTAGACTTGAGCAGTATGACAGAGACGCAGAGGGAAGGAATATTAAATGAGAATTATTGCAAATATTGCGACAACTATCTTGACGATAAAGGGGATGTAAAGTGCAATACAAAGCAACACGGCAAGGTTATCCCGGCGGTGGACTGGATATACAACTGGGCGCTAGAGTGGAAGGATGGCAACCGGAAATATCCATTCGGGAAAGATTGGGACGAGTTACCTTATTGGATCCCGCATTTATTACAGCGAGGTTATTTAATCTTAATGGAAGCAATCGAGGATAGATAAATGGCTCAGAAAATATTGATCGAAACAGTAGTAAACACAGGCAAGGCAAAAGCTGAGGTCAAGAGCTTAGGGACATCTTTTAAAGACTTGGCAATTAAGGTTGGCGGTGCAGTAGTAGCTTACAAAGCTCTCAAGACAGCCGGTCAATTTATGTCAGAGTCAGTCAAAATGGCAAAAGAGCAGAAAGATGTTTACAAAACTCTTGAAGTCACGATCAACAACACCGGTGCAAGCTACAAAGCGGCTAATGCAGAGCTTCAGAAACTATTTGCAACTCAGCAGAAGAACACGATATATGGCGACACAGAATCAGCGGCAATGCTCACAAAGCTCATAGAGCGAACAGGCGACTATGAGACTGCTGTCAATAATTTAGCACTGGCTCAGGACATGGCAAGCTCTACTTCTTTTGACGCAAGCTCGGCAACTAATTATCTTGGTATGGCGTTAGCAGGCAATATTGAGATGCTAGGGCGATATATTCCTGAGCTAAAATCAAGTGTCAATGAGCAATTAAAGAGTATGACTGCAACGGAAAAATCAGCTTATGCAGTTGACCTACTAACAAAAAAATATGGCGGATTATCTACAGAAGTCGATGAGAATGTACTTGCAGCGGCTAGGCTAGAGAATACTTGGGGCGATGCAAAAGAGAGTCTTGGTGACGCTTTGTTGCCTGCTGTAACTGAAGCGACAAAGGGATTGATCGGATTATCAAAGGCAGCAGAGTCATTTTTTGGGATGTTCGACACAAGCAAGGTTGCAAATGAGAGCATTGCAAGAGCAGCAGAGAACATAAAAATAATTCAAGATACATTAGTCGGTACACCCACAGCAATCCTAAAAGACGCTCTGGCAGACCAGGAAGAATATTTCAAAGGGTTGATTTCCGGCTTAGAAAAATATCCAGAGTGGCAAGATGAAGTTGAGCAGACAAGACAGAGGATTGTTGCTCTCAATAATGCGATAAAAGAGAACGCCATAGTGCAAGAGGCGGCAGCTCACGCAAGTGTTACCATTGCCGCTGAGACAAAGGCAACTGAAGAGCAAATATTAATCGATTACGTCAACAGGCAGCGAGAGATCAACGCAGAATATGATGCTCAGGAAGGCGAGCGGTTGCAGGCTACTAGTGATAACAAGGTCAATCACACATTAGAGTTATTTGAGAGGCTGGATGCGATCAAGGCGGAGAATAGAGAAAAAGAAGTGAGGCTGGAAGAAGAAAAAAACAAAACAATCAAAGCAGGTGTGCGAACATTAGGTCAAGATTTGTTGACCTTATCTCGTTCATTCGGCAAAAAAGGTTTTTTAATTGCTAAGAGAATAGCACAAGCAAACGCTATTGTAAAAGGTGCTGAAGCGGCTGTAGCGGCTTGGAATGCGGGAATGAGTGTTGGGACTGGGCCAGTTGCACTGGCAGCAGCCTTTACATTTATGTCAATCTCTGCATCAGCAACAGCGGCACAAATCCAGCAGATTGAACAGCAGAAATATGCTAAGGGTGGCGATTTTATCACAGATGGGCCACAGTCAATATTGGTTGGTGATAATCCAGGAGGTAGAGAGCGAGTCACAATTACACCTATGAGTTCACCAAATTATAATGGGCCACAAGGTGGCGACAATACAGACATCATTAATGCAATTGAGCGGCTGAACGAGACAATAATTGATAACAGGACAATCGTAAATGTAGAGGCAAAAACAATTGATCCGGTAAAAGTTTATGACCTGGCACAAACAGGGCAACGGATAGCGAGCGATTTCTAATGAGCATAAAAATTGAGGTCGGTTTTGTCCAGTCTGATTATTCCTGGCTGGCAGATAGCCGGTATACAGTCGAAGATAATTACATAAAAAAAATTACATTCGGCAGTAAAAATCTTGATGATTATAATGTTTTCCTCACAAGACCACAACGAGTCAATGTGACAATTTTTTCTCACAACTCAACATCAGCCAGAATGCTGAGAGCATTACTGCTCAGTGTTAACACGGTCAATGACAAAAATCTATTACGGAACGAATTCAAAATATTTAAAAACAATGAAGGCATTTTTGTTGGAGTTTGCGATCTTACATCAGTTCAGTACAACAATCTAACAAAAGAAATATCTTTTACACTTTACGACAGATTAAAACTTATTAACCTATACTCTGATGACACGACAAAAAGATTCAATGATGGCGGTATCAATAAAGAATCGTTTCTGCGAGGGACACCAGCCGATTTAATGTTGCGATACATTGCAGCACTTGAGCTTGATTCACAGAGATTTATTGATTTTACCGCAACTGCGACAACACCGTCACTACAAGTGGGTGGTATTGATCCGGGGGACTCAACAGAAATTATTGGATCTGAATTGATATATAAAGGACAAAATGAGAAAGAGTGGCTGACACTGAACAACTGGACTAACTATATCCCAAGAACAGATCCGCCATTTTGGCCTTTTGTTTATCATGACCACAAGCGATATTACATGATCAGGGATGCTGGCGAGCTAGGTATTCAGATATGCTGGTTCACGACTCAGTTGTTCACACAGAGTACAACCGGCTGGTCGGAGTATATAATTGCACAGAGGATCGAATGTACGCAAATCCGCATCCATAATCTGGTAGTGTCAGAGGAGCGGTTCTCGTATATCAATCCAGAGTTTCAAACATTGGGAACAGACGACACAGAAGAGCTTGCATTGAGAGTTATTAGATTCCGGAACAGGGGTTGGGATGAGTTCCTTGCTTGGTGTGCAGAATGGTCAGTTCCGCTATATGGCAACGATGTGGATGTTACACCAGATCCAAATATCTGGCGTTCTAATGTTATTTCTGGTGACTATTCAAGTGGTGGATCACATATAGCAATTGCAGGACAGCGGATCCCATCCGGACATGGCTCATCAAGATACTATATTTTTTGGGATGAGACACCGACAGATGATGTGTTTGTTCCGAGAGTATTCTTCTGGGGAGAGGTTTTCGAGCCGGTGCTAACAATGGGCAAATATTTTGTGTCAAAAATTAGTGAAGCATTGCCAACATTGCCGAGTATGTTTTCAAACTTACAGCCCGACACGCCAAAGCTGTTAGACATGATCAAGTGTATTTTGCTTTATTACAATAATTTCCTTTTTTGCGATGGTGACGGTAGAGTGATAATGCAGGATAGAGAACTGTCAATGACACCTATTGAGATCCCGTTAAGCTCAATTATTGCTCAATACGAGATATCAGGGTTGACTAATTACATATTCCCTGATAAAAATCTTTTGCCGATATCTGGTGATGACACCGGATATTTGCAAGACAAAACAGAGTTATATTATTATGATTATATGAGCGATAAAAAGATTATTGACATTGAGTTATTCAATGGCAACGATGATGATGATGTATTTGCTACACCTTTATCTTTAGGTGACCAATGTACGGTTGAATATCTTTCATCAGCAACTATCACAATAATTGACATCCAAAAAGATTATTTAAAAAACACATACAAGATAAAAGGCTGGTACTAATGGCAGTAAAAGCATTATATGGATTTGGTGGGGTTGCTTTTATAAGCACCGTTGATCAAAATATTGTGGCGAATTTTCCTTATGCAAATGGGGTTGTTAGCTTTACTGAAGAGTTCCATCTTGCTCCGGTAGTTGCACTTGACGGCACTGTGCATTTCATTCGCAAGGGATTCAGGGGCAATATTGAGGTGCTACTTGGCAATTATGACGACGATCAGACTGAGGATCTATTGATATTACAGAGCTTGATCAATGCGGGTTACATGGAGTGTTATCCGAGAAAAGCAACAGGTGATCCAGGCATTAGTTTTGATGAGGTTTCCCTTGCCGGTAGTTTTGCACCAAAAGATATTGCAATGATCAATGCAGGGCAACAGGTCAAACTAAAATTTAAGGCGAGAAATTTACTCTCTGCATTACCGTTGATCACAGCCAGGACAGCAGAGCAAAACTGGATAGTTGATACAGCAACAGATGATTATTTAGTACCTGACGCATCAGGTGATTATTTAGTATTTCATGATTAATAGGAGGTAGAATGGCAGATCCAAAAAGGATTAACCAACTAAGCACAGCATTAACAGCGGCGGCATCAGTAGCGGCATCATGTATTGCAATACAAGACGATATGTCAGCGACGGCGACAAAGTACATGAGCAGAACTGAACTGAGAAAGATGATCCTTGATATTGGCACTAACAGTGTAGCTCTTGAGACTGACGGATCAGGCAATCTGATTGCAAGTGCGGTGACAGCGACGGAGCTAAACAAACTTGACGGCACATCAGGTGCATTGGTCGATATTGGCACAGCTCAGACAATGACCGGCAAAAAAACTTTTGATGAGCTAGAGACAACAGGCACAACAACGGTTGCAGATGTTGATATTAATGGCGGCGAGATTGACGCAACACCGATCGGTGCAAACTCAGCATCTACAGTTGCAGGCACAACGATATCAGCAGCAACAAGCACGACAGCTCCGCTTGATATTTTAGGCACATCCGGTGACGGATATCTTAAAAGGATGTACCAGAAAGACCAGGATGCAGCCGGATCAGCGGTCAATAAATTTTATGTTGGCGATTTTACACTAAAGGCGGGCGAGCGGATTATCGGGGCACAGATCAAGGTTATTGTAGCAATGGGCTGTACATGGTCAGCTAAGTTTGATATTCTTGGGGTTGATCAAGAGATTGCAGCGACGGGTACATCAGCAGCAGCAAATACGATTGTAACTGCATTATTTGACTATAATGCAGACTCACCAATCTGCACAACTGGCAATAATCGGATCGAGTTCACAGGTGATGCAGCAGCCAATTTTGATGCAGCGGCAGAAGCGAAAGTAACAGTATTTTACGAATCAATGGAAGAAATGGCATAAAAAAAGGAGATATATTATGGGAAGTATGACAAATCTTGACGCACAAAAAGCAAGCATGGCAAGTGACTTTGATATTATTGACGACACATCAGCACATACAGGCACTTGGATAGCTTTTCAGAGCTACAGTGCAACATTCGGGAGCAACACAACCGATGTAACTGTAGACGGAGCGGGCAAAGATCTCAGCGGGCTCAACAGTGTGTTACCCGATGGTGATATGACCTACGGACTATTTACAAAAATCACATTGACAGCAGGAATGGTCAAGGCTTATAAAGCATAAAGGGGTCATCATGCGAGGAATGATCGGATTAGGATTACAGATCAATAAGAATCTTAGGGTTGGGGCACAAGCACCTGCAGGCTACTCAAGCAACATACTCAGGGGTGTGCCAGTATTAAGGTCTGCTCAATGGGAGACAGTTGATAAGAACGGAACGGTTGACAAAGTGCCTAATGAGGGTTACTGCCTTGACCTAAACGGAACGACCAACTATGTAGATTTAGGCGATGAAGCATCATTAGAAACTGATGACTTCCACTTTGAGATTGATGTTGAGAATAATGACACTGGAAACTACAGGAGTATCATTGCTTGCCAGGCTAACTTGAACGCTTCATATTACTCAGGCTGGTATCTCAGAAAGCAAAATGATGAGACTCTCAGACTTGGCATATACAGGTCAAGTAGCTTATTTTCGTCATGCGATACAGTAGCAACATTAAGTACTGCAACAAAGTACAGGCTAAAAGTTACTAAGATAGGCACTGCGGTCAAGATTTATATCGATGGAGTTGAGGCTGGCTCTGCTACATTGCCAACAAGCACAATCTATTATGGCGGCACTAAAAACTCAACATATTTTGGTGCTTATCGTGTTACTGATACAGCTTATAGTTTCTGGGCTGGCAAGATGGGCAATGTCAGGTCATACGATGGCTCAGGCAACCTCATAAATTCATGGCATCTTGACGAGCATGGTAGTACAACAGCCTACGATTGTGTAGCTTACAAAGATGGAACGCTCACAGGCAGCACAGCGGCTATCCACGCAACCGATAACCGATTCCAGAGCTACCAGAACGAGGTAGGCTATAAGGTAGGTGTATCTCCTACATTAATTCCAGCGGCTCTCAATGCAGATGGCACAAGCAAGCATGTTGACATTAACGGTGCGGCACTGGACTATGACGGCAGGACTAAGCTCAATGCTAAGCTGGTCAATAATAACGTGGTTACATTAACAGCAGCAGGCAGCAAGATAGAGTTTACTGATTTGACTAATTATGCTTATTTGAGCTATGAGGGTTCACTTGGTGCAGCTCCTACGGTATCAGGCAATGATGTATTGCTTGGTACCGGGTGGATCACAAAGCTAACACTAACAAACTCAACTACTAAGGTCAACAGCGTTTACACTTTTGCTGAGGGTGATGGGGTTACTGTCTATGATACTGGGACAAACAAAAATCATGGAGAGCTTGTAAGCTATTCGCACACGCAGAAAGATGCAGATACGGTTACACCTCACAACTTTATTAATGGATTTGACAAATGGATTAACGATAGCACATCGGCAGTGCTAAGGGTTCCTTTTGGCTCTGATGGCACAAGTATCAAAACAAGTGGCGACACAGTCACAGGTTATACTTGGGCAAGCCGTAATCCGTATTTCAAGGGTTATCATAATGACGCAGAAACAAAAGTAATGCAATACAAAACACCTGAGATGACAGCACTTGATGAAGGGATGGGCTATTGGTACGGTGAGCGAATAGTTGACGGTGAAGATTTGGTAAATGCAACTGAGTATATCATCTTATCAAGAGGCACTTTGAATTTCATCACATACGGTGCAGCTGACAATAATCGAGGTACAGTGTTCACCAGCTCGGGCACACCAACTCTAGGCACTGGCGATATTGTAGCGGCTACAGCATGGAGCGACACAGCACAGGAGATAGGTTTTAGCGAGATTCATGGCAACGTGTATGATGACAACATGTTCAATAAAATATTCGCAGATGTAAAACAACCTTATGCAAAGGGTAATATCTTTTGCTATGACACAGCATTGACCGGCACAACATTCACTGGAGACCTGAGCAAGATGTACAGCGTAATAGCAAAGACATATTCAAGGCTTACTCCAACAACATGGCTAACGCCTATTACAAGGCTTAGATAGGAGGTGTTATGGTAATAGCCAACATACCAACAACAGGCATTTATGGTGATGATATTGCCACACCAATAAACTCAAACTTTACTGAGCTAGCAGAGAAGAACGGAGTGTTTGCTTATCTGGCTTCGCCTACAGCAACTACAGTTACTACAGGTGGAACGTATTATACAATCGCAGGCACTTTCACAAATGCCCCGATGGAGAACTTTTCGCTCGGAACAGGGATTGACTATGACGGGTTGACCACAAAGTATTTTGAGGTTGATTGGCACGCAACGGTAAGCGGAGACAGTAATAGTATTACTTGTTCGGTGGGAATAAAAAAGAATACATCAGTAGTAACATCGTCAATAATGGGGACACTATTAAAGACATCAGGCGAGTCATACGTTCTGTCAGGCACTACGGTTGTAGAGCTTGCAACAAACGATGCAATATTATTAGTGCTAACAGCAGATGGCGATGGTGACGTAATCACCGTTGAACATTTTACAACAACAATCAGACCTTTCTTTTATTAGGAGATTAAATGGCAATTACAACGATACCATCAACAGGCGTTTACGGAGCAGACATAGCAGCCCCGATTAATACGAACTTCAGTGAAATTGACGAGAAGATAAAAGTCATGATTTTTACAATGCCGCTTACTGGCGTTGTAGATACTCGGCTCAACTGGATCGGCAACGACACAGTAATAACAACAGGCGAAACAGGCGACTACTCGACAGACTTTGGAGCAGTGAACCAGCACATCTGCATCAAGATTAATACAATAACAACAGGTGGAGACATTGTTATAACTGGCACAAAAGTACACGAGTCAACAATGATCCCAACAGCGGCAACAGAGACAATCACAGTGGACACATCTACAGATCAGAGATATCAAACCAACCTTAAGTGGTTGGAGATTACTAATATTGATGTGAGCGATTTGGATACGCCAGATTATGATGTTGAGCTTTGCGGATACTTAGATTTTGGCAACTCAGCATGGACAGTTGTTGGCTACAGAGCAGACATTAAGACATCAAGCAATACTTCTGATTTTGCTTTGCAACTGGTAAAGGTTCAGGATGACGGATCAAAAAAAATGTCATACGTGCCGATGGAAGATTACGGTCATGACTCTCTCTCTAACGGGGGCAAGTATTTTGACAATCTCAGAACAGGTGGAGATGACAGAGGCTTCACCATGACAGGCAGCGTTCCGCTTGCAGACAATAACGACAATATGTGCTATAAGGCACTTGATTTTAATAGTTATTTTACAAGCGATGAGAATGTTTTAGATGGCACGCTGAACGAAGGGTTATTAATCCATCTAGAAGGGCGAACAGCAACAGGGACAGCAAGCGGTATCTCAGCGATTGACCATATTTGCCTTTCATTATACTATACTAAAGAGGCATAATTATGACACGCACACAATTATTAACAGCGATAAATAACAGGGATGTATTACAAAACAGATATGACTATTTGCTTGTCAGGGATGAGGTGCTTGATGATGTTGTGCCTGCTTATTTCCCTGGTGCTGATAGTGATGTTACTTGGGAGCAATATGTCAGAGGTCATATTATCGAGACCGATATCTGCGAAAGCTCTGGCGGCATTGACTATCCATTAGTAATAATCTCTTTAGGCGTTCCGGATGATGATCACAAAAATCGACATAATGAATTCCCGTCAGTCTATTACTATCTCTGGATTGATTATTTTGGGGTTGAATCATTAGTGTTAGAATCAGAACTTGGCGAGTACATCGAAAATATAGAACCTGAATAATAATTATATTGACAAAGGATATAATCATGAGCGAAAATGACATTAACTATATCATAACAAAAGAGGAAACCGATATGTCAGATAGGGAATTGTTTGATCTGAAAATGGAACGTATTGACGAGAAGATTTCCGGCATTTTGGTCAGTAATGCAAGTCTCACGTCAGCGGTGAGTGAGCTGTCAAAGATTGTAACTAGGCTGACTGTCCAGTTTGACGCTCAGACTCATCCATCGCAAAAATGCAATGACTTTCTCTTTGCCAAATTTGTTAGCAAAGAGAACGCACCGTTTGTGATTGGTGAGGTGGTTGATAATAAGGTTACTAAATTTTGGACTAATATCAAGTTGATATATGGAGCGATTGCAGGCATTGCGGGCGTTTTTGGCTGGCTTGTGTACAAGCTTACAGGAGTATAGCATGAAATATAATGATTTTAGCCTTGTCCTGTTCTCCGGACGCTCTAAAATATCATGGTTGATTAGATTCTCGAGATGGCTGTTCAAAGGCAAATTTGGCAAATTCTCACATGTTGAAATGATTTATAATATTGAGACTGAGCAGGGATCAATGGTGTTTGGGTCAACTAGTCAATGTGATCTGCCTGATTATTACACCGGCAAACAAAAGAACGGTGTACAATGCCATAAACTACAGGATAGAGTCAACGATTATGATGGAGATGTTTATATCAGGGAGTTTATTGCTCCTCCTGATTTCCTGCATGCTAAGAAATTACCGTTCTCTTTGTTCCGTGATAAATTTAAAAATGTTAAATACGAGAAAAGCCCGCTAGAACTTTTGAAGGCTGAATACGATGGGGTTTTTGGCAAAAACAAAGAAGACACAGCAAGTCAATTTTGCTCTGAGATAGTGGTAGGATGCTTGAAAGTTTGCCGGATTATCAAAACAAGTATCCCTGCTAATGAATTTACCCCTGAGGATACAAATAAAGTCATTGACAAGTACGTTACAAGCGGTAAATTTGGCAAAACTATATTAATAAAAAAGACAAATTAAATTATGTACTACTCCTCCAGGAAGTACGTTACCAGGAAGCCGGCAAAGTCTCAATCCCTTTAGCCGGCTTTTTTTTGTTATGAAACCTAAGCGAAAACGTTACCGAAATAAAGGCAGATACCCAAGTGTATTCCATTATGATTTTAAAAATCAGATACTCAGGGAACTCGATGTGCCTTTGGAATCCCGATTATTACAGCAAGGCGATCAGTGTATTGTTGAGGTGGTCGAGGATGGCGTGAGAATGCAGAAGTTAGCGACATTTATTTTTTACCAGATCAGGACAGACAGTAAATCAACTCAGATAATGGTGCGACTGTACATCAATAATAAACTAGTAAAGAAGCGACTGAGCATTCGCAGGTTGCTCATCCAAGGAGAAAAAACTTATGTCAAAACAATACTTGATGCCGGTAAAAGACTGGGGCAAAGTGAGATATTTCAGCAAGCAAGAAATTGCTTGCAAATGCGGTTGCCAGGCGGCGGATATTGATGCACGAGTAATGTATGTAGCTGATATTGTGCGAGCATATACAAGGTTGCCAATGGTGATAACATCTGGGGTGAGATGTGCGGCACACAACAAGGCAGTTGGTGGAGCTAAAGACTCAGCCCATGTACAAGGATTTGCATTAGATATCCAGGTTAATGATGCAGTGCACAGGCGACTAATCAGGCATGCTTTGTCATTGTTTGGCGATGTTATTGGTATTGGGCAAGGCGAAAACTTCATACATTTCGATATTGACACAAAAAAACCAAAAAGAGAATGGCTATATAAATAGCTACAACACAACAACATAACACAATTCTATAAAAATATAATAAAAAAATATATTTTTTTTCTTGGCAAGAAAACGCTCGTATATATTATCAACCCATAAGTGATAAGGATTGAGTGAAACGAAAACAAAAAAAACCTGGAGGAAAAGATGAACAAATTATTTGGTAGAAACGTCAATCATTACAAGACTGTTTGGCAACAAGCAGATCCCAAGTCTGGGAGGCGAGAGAGGGTGCGAGTATTGCACCAAGTGGCAACATTTCTACAGTTCGGGCTGGAGGCTGAAGAATATGACAACTCGGCTTGTAGTGCTACAGTTGCAATCATTATGACGGACACCGGAACGTTACAATTTATTGATCCACGAGACATCCAATTTATCGACACGGAGGATATATGTTACCAATGATCATTTCATTCAGCTCACTTGCGATATTATTACTGATCGTAATATTTCATCAGGCAAACGTAATTGACAAATTGACAGATGAGATTGATCAACTGGAGGATGCAAATGAGCAAGATTAAGAATGCTATCGACTCAGCTGTTGCAGATCCTTTCTTCTTTCTGATTTGCTCACTAGTAATACTTGGATCGTTTGTGATTATATTATTGATCGAGATTATAAAACGGAAAAAGCGGGATGAAAAAGATGATAATTACATAACTCAGGCTGCTAGTATTGCTGGAAAAGATGTTAGCGTTACACCTTTATCAAAATGGTTTCACGTCATTGATTACCAGGGGTTTAAGATCTACATTTCTATAGTCGGCACAATTGACAGCATCCAGATATACAATAAATATAATCAAAAACTATTTGAGGTGTATGATCCGTATATGACTCTCAAATCAGCTCGTAAGCTGGCGATCAAATGGCTTGAGGGTGAGAACCTTGTAGTAAAAAAACGAAAAGGAAATAGAAATAAAAGGAGGAGAAAATGAATCTTAGAGAACGTTACAGCTCTGTCAATGACCAGCTTGTACAGGATGGATTGGCAAAGCTGAAATTGAAAGAACTGGCTCAACTGTTAGGTACAGAGCCAAGTACACTGTCAAGCTATTTCCGACTTGAGCAGCAAGACAGTGACAACGAGCAAAAACTACGTGAGGCATTACCCGGAATAACAGCCGCACGAAAAGCAAGTAAGATGGCACTGGAGTCAAAATGAGCCATATTAATCAATTAAAGAAGATTGTGGACAAGTTTGTTGAGGATGCCAAAGAACAGCCGAGAACACCGATCATGAGCATTGCAAGGGCGATGGAGCGGCGATTGGCTGAGAGGAAGGCTGAGTATATGCAGTGGAAGAATGAATCTGTGTCTGCTCTATTTGCAGGGATAGAGAAAGAGTTAAGCAACGCAACAGGTGATGCCAGATTTTTAGCCAAAAAGGTAGTCAAACAGAAGGCTGTCAGGATAGCTAATTTTGCAATGATGATCTACAACAACGCAGGAAAGCAGGTGGGAAAATGAGTAAAATCAAATGGGAAATGAACAAAACAGGACAGCCAACGCTCACAAGTGGTCAACATGTGTACACGGTCACTGAGTTTGCCGAAGGCAAAATAGAACTGCATTTGCACCTATGGAATAAGCACATATTTACGACTGCTCATCCATCATTGGCAGCAGCTAAAATATCGGCAAAACGGGATCTAAAAAAGAGAGTAGAGCAAGCGGTTAAGCTTGAGGACATCCCTGAGCTGAACGAGATCTACGAAGCGGAGATTGCTAAAGAAATTGACATTCCGCAAATGCCAATGGAGACAGCAAAAACAAATTCTGAAAGGCAAGCAAGAACAGCTGTGTATCGCTGTGATAATATCAAAAATGGTAGATGGTATGTGGTCAAGGATGTTGAGACTGGTGAGGTGCATCATGAGTCAAAACCATCTGTCACTACTATATTATCTGCTGTGATGCCGACTCCTCCGCAATTGGTCAACTGGCAAGTAAAACAAGGATGGAATGAGGAACAAAACAAAGCCGAGTACCGGAACTATATGAACGAGCGGGCTGAGGTGGGCACTGCTGTACATGTTGCGATTGATCGTTTTTTAGCAGATGGGACAATTGATCTGGACGCCGAGCCTCATTATTTTGATGCCGAGAAAAAGAAAATGTTCTTGGGATTTATTGGTTTTATGTTTGTGCATAAGCCTCAATCTATCCAGTCGGAATTGACAATGTTACATCCGGATCTGCCTTTTGCCGGTACCGCTGATATGATAGCTGAGATTGATGATGAGCTATGGCTGATCGACTATAAGACCGGAGCCGAGAACCCTGTACAGCACACAATCCAACTTAATATGTACAAGATGCTCTACGAGGCTATGACAGGGCAAGAGATCAAGCACATTGCCTGCTTATATATTAATGGCAAAAATAAAGGTCATTGGAAGAGCAAGACCAAAAAACAATCTGCTCAGTACAGACTAAAAGAGTATGAGTTTTTACCAAGACGGCAAGTCTTACAAACTGTGAAGATGTATAATTATTTGACCACAGGCGACTATGACAAGTCACCTGAGCCAATCCCAAGAGAAACAATCTACAACCTTGACGATGCCCGATCCGGTGCATACGTTGACAACAGAGTATAGGAGATAATGATGAATGAACGAATAGAAATACCACAGATGAGCAGTGAGCCGTCATTCCAGAAGCGAGCTGGAACAATTAAAATTGGAGAGAAAGTCCCCGGAACAACAAAAACTGGGAAAGAATATGAAAGACCTGTAGCAACTGACTACTTTATCATGCACAGTGACAATCCTGATTTTGAGAAAGCTTTTAAAAAGCTTTACGGGGATGAGCCTAAGTCAATCAAGATTGCCTTTGCAAGTAATCAGCAAGAGCAGTTTTGTACCAATTACATGCGACGATACACCAGCTCTGATGGCTTGGCATGTATGGGCAACAATGATAAAGCAAAGGTCAGAAATGACCTAAATGAATGGCAGTTAACGGATTGCCCTTGTCAGCATGCACAACCGGATAGTAAAAACCGAATTAATTGTCATCAAGTAGTGACACTTGACTTTCTCTTGCCGGAGATCGATGTGCTTAATACTTTTAGATTTTCCACAAAATCTTTTTATACAAGAGAAAATCTATTTAGCACAATCCAGAATCTAATGGCAATGACAACCAATAAGCCAATGCACATTGTACTTGATATGACTGTTGAACTGAAAGAAAAACAGGTCAATAAACAAAAAAAGATCTATCCAGTTGTGTCTCTTTACATTCCCGACCTGACAATTAGCAGACTACAAAAAATAGAGACATTATCAATCGCTCAGAGATTAGGTTTCTTTTTAGGTGTTGAGCCGGAGAAAGTAATGATTGAAGCTCCTGTTGACGAGCCGGTAGGAGCTGAGATAATTGACCAGGGAACTGGTGAGATTGTCAATGCAGTGATTAGCCTTGATGACCGATTGCAAGCAATTTTTGAGGCTGACCGGATCGATTATGATATGCTGAGATTTTTACTTGATAATGTAGTTGGATCTAATGTTGAGGTGATGGCAGTTGATATTTGTAGCAGAATTGAAGCGAATCCCGATTATAAAATAGTTAATTTTGAGCAATCAAAGGAGCTGACAGCTCTCAAAAAAGCACACTTGAAAGAGTATCAAAAGATGTTGGCGAGCGAGAATGTCAAGCACTGGCTGTACCTGACAGAAGAGCGGGCAAGCATCGTGATCAAGAATCTCAGATCAATGAACCAGCAAAATGAGCTGGAAGTGTAGGGGGAGAAATGAAAGAATATATAATAACTATACTATGCTTAGTAGCATTTAGTATAATGCTCACATCTGTAGTAAAAAATGCGAATAGGCAAGAATTAATCATTGACAAGATTGATTCGTTGTCATGCCAACAGACTCAGATTACCAAACAAGACTCAATTATAGCTGAGCAAGCTGTTTATATCTCGCAAATTGAAGCTGAGCTGGATAAACGCACAGAGGATTTGAAAGTAATTAATAACGAGATGGAGGATATTCTCAGAACCTTACGTAAAGAAATGGATGTGTGGAAATGAACTACGAAGAAATCAAAACAGCAATAGACAACGGCAAGAAAGTAATCATTGTCATTGCTGAACCTGAGATAGTCGAGAAAGCGATTACTTACGGATTGGCTATGGATTATGCCTGGAGTGGGAAGATAGAGATGCTCCCTGATTATCCCTTTCCAATGAAACTAGTAACAACTCTCATCAAGAAACCTTATGAGGTGAAATCTTTGTGGGATAAAATCTAAACTGGAGGATTAAAATGGATAGATATTCGGATAAAGAACTAAAAGAAATTCTCAAAAAGCATTCCCAATGGATAATGGACGAAAATGAAGGAGAGAAGGCTAATCTGTGTGATGCTAATCTGCGTGGTGCTGATCTGCGTGATGCTGGTCTGTGTGATGCTGATCTGCGTAAGGCTAATCTGCGTAATGCTAATCTGCGTGATGCTGATCTGCGTAATGCTAGTCTGCGTGGTGCTAATCTGCGTGGTGCTGATCTGTGTGGTGCTGATCTGTGTGGTGCTGATCTGCGTGATGCTAATCTGGATGGGGCTGATCTGCATGGTGCTAATCTGCGTAATGCTAATCTGCGTGATGCTGGTCTGTGTAATGCTGGTCTGTGTGGTGCTGATCTGCGTAATGCTAGTCTGCGTGGTGCTGATCTGCGTGATGCTAATCTGGATGGGGCTGATCTGCATGGTGCTAATCTGCGTAATGCTAATCTGGATGGGGCTGATCTGCATGGTGCTAATCTGCGTAATGCTAATCTGCGTGATGCTGGTCTGCGTAATGCTAATCTGTGTGGTGCTGATCTGGATGGAGCTGATCTGGATTTTTCATCCCTACCCTTATGGTGTGGGGGATTAAGCTTTAGGATTGATGAAAGATTGGCAAAGCAACTAATGTATCATA